CACCACCGACAACGACGAGGGCACCTGTGGTCTTTGAGGTAGAGTTTGTAGTATTTTCAATTGTAGTTACACCAGCCGTTGTAATGTGAAGTAACTGATTCGTGGTCAAGTCACTCTTACTATTGGCAATCGTTAAGAGGTTTTCACTACTATCGAGACCCATCGCAAAAGCTGACCCACTCGCTTGGTTCCAAGTGATGAAAGGATCACCACCACTGGCTGCGACTTCGAGGTTTACGATGGCATCATTAAGCCCAGATCCAGTTGCATTCTTAACATAAATACCATTCGTGGTCTCACCCGTTCCACTCACGAGAAGGTGGATGGGTGCCGTCGCCGCATCCGTACCCACACCCACATGACTCGCTGCGTAGACATTCGTGGAATGAATATTGGAGGCTACACCCAAACCACCTGAAACCACGAGAGCCCCTGTGGTAACCGAAGCTGAATCTGTGGTATCTTGCACCCTCGCATCACCCCCAACATCGAGGCTTCGTAGGGGTGTCCCCTCGTTGATACCCACCCTCGAGGTACTCAAATCAACAAATAGGTTAGATGCAGCACCCACAGTCAAATCACCTGAAAGTGCCGAAGTTCCCGTCACGTAAATGTTTTCAGAAACAGTGATGTTGTTTTGTGTGACGAGATTACCAAGAATTTCCACTATAATTACATTTGCATCATCAAAAACGTGGTTTGCGGTGACGGTATTTTGTGTGTAACCGATTGTGAATGAGTATTCGTGTGGATCATCGGGACCCACGGCAGCTCCGTGATGTATAAGACCGATATTCTTACCTGGATATTCCATGATAATACCGACATCAAGGTCATGCTCAGTATTGTTGTTGGCGATACCGAGAATACGGTCACTAATTATAAGAGAGTTGGATTCCACGGTATAGGAGTTACCGACGACTTGGACGTTTCCAAGAATCTGCAAGTCTGACGAAATGACAATAGTACCATTTGATCGAGTAATTAACGAATCTTCTAAAAAGTTTCCGGTACCCACAATAGGAAATTTATTAGGGGTGAGACCCGCCACAGAGATATTCGAACCTACTTGAAGGTTTGAAGTGGTCACGAGACCAGTCGTAGCATTCGTAAATTGAATTGTATTTGAGGTGGTGTTCCCAGTGTCAGTGACCTGTTGGAGGGTTTGGAGTTTTGTCAGAACGTCTGCGGGATCCATTTTTTCAAATGTGTTTCCGCCACCATTTGTATAGATGTGTGGAGGTTGGGTGGTGACTACCTGAGCGTTGGGAATTGCATTCGTACGACCAACACCGGTGACGGACACGATACCCGTCGAGGGGTGTCCCTTCACGACCAAACCTACATTCTGAATGAGATCGGTTTCGGCTTGGGGTACTACATTTGATACGCCACCAGCTACAACGTTGCTCACATAGACGGTTTCACCGGGTTGGAAATTATCTGTATTTATTCCATCGGCGCGCCCAAAGGTCACGATGAGACCCTCTTGGTTGAGAGTAAGGGCTTGATATGCGAGGCCGAGGGCGGGCATAGTAGCACTCAAGTTTGCTTGAGCTTTTCGAATAGAGAACATATTGTTCCCAATCGTACCAGTAGCATACACGGCGTCACCTTTATCGATGGTCTCCTCCGCCTTTGCGTAGAGGAAGGTGTGGTTCTGCAACTGGTTCGTCCAGTTGGAACCATCGTAGACAAGCATATCCTCGTTGGCGAGTGCCTTTTCACCTATGACGACATTCGCCAATTGGTCAAGTTTCACTTCAACATTCGCAGTGAGATCAGTGATGAGGGCAGTTGTGGGGTGATTTAGGGTTAGAGTACCATCTGTGGTAATATTCGAGGACACGTATACATTTCCAACAACATGGAGATTGGAGGTTGGGTTCACCGTTCCAAGTCCTATGGACTTGTCCCCAACATCTACGTGGAAAGTATCCTCATCCACGGTGAGATCGGAGCTGACATACACATTTCCAACAACATGGAGATTGGCGTCGGGAAACTTGGTCTCAACACCAACCCTCTTGTTTACCATGTCCACGTGGAAAGTATCTTCATCAACGGTCAAGTTCGAGGATACATACACATTTCCAACAACATGGAGTTCGGCATCCGGACTTTTAGTTTTGATACCAACTTTATTTCCCGTCGCATCGACGTGGAAAGTATCGGCGTCTACAGTGAGATCCGAGCTCACATACACGTTACCAACGACATGGAGGTTGGCATCGGGAAACTTGGTCTCGACTCCGACACTATGTGTCGTCGTGTCTACATGGAGAGTGTCTTCGTCCACTGTTAGGTTCGAAGAAACATAGACATTACCGACAACGTGAAGTTCGGCGTCGGGTGTTTTTGTTTTTATACCTACGCGCTGCGTAGATGCCTCGGCGTGAAATGTGTCGGTAGCGATAGTCAGATCATCTGATATGTAGGTGTTACCAACGACATGGAGCTCAGCGTCTGGTACCTTTGTGTTAATACCCACGTGGTCGTTGGTGGTGTCTACGTGAAAGGTGTCGGTGTCAATCGTTAGATCAGAGCTTATATACGTATTACCAACTACATGAAGATTGGCTTGTGGGTTTACCGTTTCAATACCAACCCTTTTGCTCACCGCATCTACATGTAGAGTGCCGGTATCCACGGTCAAATTGGAAGACACATAGGCATTACCAACAACGTGGAGTTCAGCATCTGGATCTGTCGTCTTGACACCTAATTTATCTCCGACGGAAACTATATCACTCAAGTATGTGTTTCCATTCACTACCAAAATGTTAGAACCAAACTCGTCAACATATAAGTTTGAACCCACATCAAGGGTGTGCATTGGATTTGTGTTGAGCACACCCACGTTCGCTTCTGTGTAGAGGCGACCATACACGTGTACATTGATATCTTCACTCACGAGAGGTGTGATGACATTACTATCCGCACTACTTTCAGTGAAACTCATGACAATTTCTTTAGAACTTTCCAAAAACCCAACAGTCACATTCGATTGTGGACGTGTCATGATAAGACCTAGGTCGAGTGTCGTATCCCCGGATGTATTATTTTGACCCAATTCGATGATGGCATCCTTGATTTTAAGGTTTTCAGTGACGATTGATGTGACACCACCATTAACGGTGAGGTTACCATCCAAAAGAACACCACCAGAAACAACAAGAACATTCGACCCCACATCATCTACATACACATTTGAACCAATACTTAATGTGTGACCGGGAAAGAGATTCGAGACACCCATCTTTCCAGCTGTAACAATACCTGTATCAGGACTTAAAAATTGGACAGTGTTTGATGTTGTGTTACCACGGTCTGTTGTGGCTTCTAGGGTTTGACCACCGACGAGTGCGTTAGCACTTTCACCAGATTCAGACAACTCACCTGTTTCACGATTGTACATCATTAGAACAATATTCGGATCAACAATATCATTTCTAAACCTTACTGGTGACATGTAGATACTTCCACTGTTTGGTGTCGTTACCAGTGTGTTACTGGCGTTAATAATAATGGTATTTTCAGCCTGAACATCGGAGTCTGGGACATTCTTACCGAACCTAATTTTGGTTGAACGTTCCACCGTCGGCAAGTTCTTGACCATTTAATATAGTTGGGCATTTTAATTTGCATACAAAAGTCCAGCCATGCCATTCTCGATACGGAGGATGTTGTAATTGACTGCGTATATGGGATCATTGATAGGCATGGTCTCACTCATGATCTTAGCTGATGTGAGACGACTAAAATTCAGAGTACCTGTAGGCTGTAGAGAACTGGTGGAGAGACAGAAACAGTACAAGAAGAAGTCCGGAGAAGTTACAAAGTTTGTATGGTAGTAACTCATGACATCTATAAAGTGTGGCTTCCCCCATCTGTAATTACTCACATCGAGACCGTTGATGTTCAGTTTAATCTTATTCGTGGGCGATGTAAGTGCACCATCAGTTGTGGTGTCTGAAGACGCAAGGTACTTTACGGGGTGGTTGAATGTGAGATCCTGTATGACTGTACCCGAAGCAATATTCTTTTGAACTTGGGTGATCAAGAGATTGTGTTTCTTCGTCGCGACGTTTCCACGCTCTTCGTTATCGAGATAGTAATAGTTGGCGAAGCATTCGACGTTGTAATCGGATGCAACAGTTGCCCAGTGAATACGAATTTCGACATTATGGTAGTTTAGAGCCACGAGAGGGAGTGCATTTTGAGGTCCTTCACAGAAGAAGAAACGTAAGGGGTAAAAATGTGAGCGAGCGCTCACACCTGGATGTGTACCTAACGCACTCTTGGAAACATTTTGAGCGAATGTATCGATGGCGATTTTCTCTGTGAAAATCGCATCTTGACTATCAACGAGGGAACCACCGATGTAGAGTTCCACCTTATCAATAATCGTATCCCACCGCTGAATGTCAAGGGCTTGGGCCGTATCATCGATTGTAAAATAGACGTAGCCGAGGAGATCTCCAGAACGTTCGAATTGAACACTGGACATAGAATTGTTTTTCACAGGTCCATGGATGACTTGTTTTTCGATGGACTGTGAAAAATTAGCATGCCGTTTAAAGGTCGAGCTAAAGAAAGATATTTCGGGATCACCAGTGATATATTCATCCTGGGCTCCAATAGCGATCAATTGCACGACACCTGCTGACATGGTATACTACTTTAAGGGGAGAAAATTACAAATTGGGTTTTCTACACACGAAACGGAGAACTAAAAAGTTATCTTTCTCGGGAGTTGATGGTACGATCAGGTTTCCATCTTGATTTCTGATGTTTATATTTAATCGATCAATACGACGAATTGGATCGATATATTGGGTCACGACGGGGTAGTTATCTTTGTAGTCAATAACAAGATCTTCAGACTTTACAAGACTCGCGAACGAATTCCGTAGAATACTGAGGGGAGCTTGTCCATCATAAACGTTTGATGTACGATCATTGAAAATGGAATCGAGTTGTTCAATGGATACATAACAATGTTCAGTAGCAACATTGGAATGAATGCGAGCAGCGAGGAGTCTAGCCTGAACAACATTCTTCAGTGGTTGACTGAGAAAGCAAGTGAAGGTGTTCGCGCTATCCTGACCCAAGGTATCGACTGTGATTGTGTGGTACTCATAGTTGAGATCGGGAATCGTCTCCGTGGGTGAAGTAATGAGAGCCATTTATAGTTAGCTTAGATTAAAGATCCGCCGATTCCATCCTCAATCGCGTAGCCAGCGTGGTCATCAACAAGTTGTTGGGCACCACAGAGACCACCCGGGGTAAGACCTAAAGTATAGGCATCATCCTTCTTACCCGAACCTGGGGTACACTCGAGACTGGGCTTGAGATCGAAGATGGACGCTTCGGAAACAGCCTTGATCTTGATTGGCCTGGGTTGGTACGCACTGATGTTACGGGTGAGTGCGAGGGCGACAATCAGTAGGATCAACACGATGACAGAAGTGATCGCGTTGCGGTTGGCTTGATTCAACTTGAACATTTATTATAGGTGTACATTTTTTTAAAGTGCGTTAAAGATATTTTTTTTAGTTTCTACATAGAGAGTAGATGGACGAAGAAATCATTCTTGACCGAGGAAATACTACTGTGATGAAATTGGATGCTGATGAACAGGCGCTTATGGATGAGATTGAAATCTCAGCACCTCGTCCCAAACCTGTTCCCCGTCCAGTACACAGGCAAGCACCCCCTCAGCAACAGACCCATCAAGAGGCGATGGATGCTTTTGTGAATCCCAATAAACAATCCGCTCCTGTACATTCTCAACAGGATGAAGAGATTGACTATGGCGAAAATGAACCTACTTTCTATGACGATGAACCAATGGGTGGTCCAGGACCTGAGGAAGAGCAACCTTCAAAGGGGTACACTTCAATTGACGAGGAGAAGTCGGACCTCATTAATAAGCTTGGACGCCTCGAGAAGAAGGGGTTCGCTGTGAACAAGAGACTCACAGCGTATTCGAACATAGACGAATTACGTTCGGAGGTGAAGCGTATCACCTATAGCATAGATGTGGAACAGTCGGTTCGATTCTCGAGGCGTATGTTGATCGCTTGTGTGACTGGTTTAGAGTTTTTGAATAAACGCTACAATCCTTTTGAAGTTCAGCTCGAGGGTTGGTCCGAGTCTGTAATGGAGAATGTCGATGACTATGATGGTGTGTTTGAGGAGTTGTATGTAAAGTATCGCTCGAAGGTCAGTGTCGCCCCTGAAGTGAAGTTGATTATGATGTTGGGTGGTTCGGCAATGATGTTCCACCTGACGAATAGTATGTTCAAGTCGGTGATGCCCAATATGAACGATGTGATCAAACAGAACCCAGATCTCGTGAAGAATATGATGTCGGCGGTCCAGAACACAACTAGAAACACAGGTGGGCCATCTGATAATGCTCCCGTGGGTGGCACGAACAATGGTGAATATGAGATGCAGGGTCCGGGTGTAGATATCTCGAGCCTCATGGGTGGTATCATGATGCCCCCACCACCCCCGATGAACACTACGATGGGTGAGGCCCCCCAGGCACCCAGTCTTGATGACGATGATGTTTCGGACATCATTTCCATCTCAGGAGACTCCACTGGGGGTGAAGTCAAGGAGGTAAACGTCAGTGGCGCCACCAAAGCGAAGCGTACTCGACGAAAGAAGAAGACGGAAATTAATCTCTAAATATATATAAATGATAGCGTATTGTCCGCTGGAGGATCTGGAACCTCCCGCTCGACAGCAGAAGGCTGTCGAGGAGCCCGAGGTCGAAGAGGTTGAACCTCAGATCGGTCTTGAAGAAACTGAAATGAATTACGTCATCATGGCTTTCATTGCCGGCGTGATTGTATTAGCCGTCTCTGATTCCATCAGGGCGTAAATGAACTATGTCTACCGCGGGGTATCCCCTCGTAGTAAATTTAGTATGTGAATGTTTTCTTAGTTTCGGAGTCATCGTTGAACTTTATTGTTTGGAGACCCCCACCAATAGAAGAGAGAAGTTCCACATGTATGTCATATGCAAATTCTTGTACCGATGCTGCACCATCAGCGGGTAGGACTGTAATTTTATTCGATGTTGTCGTCACTATAGGACTCCAGGGATAGGCATTTGTTCCTCCGAATAGATTCTTCGTACCTACGGCAATGTCTTCACTCGATGCAGTTCCATCACTCGTACCTCCATGAACCTCTAGAATCATCGTACTTATGTTTGATACCGTAGAAGTTTCCCTAAGCATCATAACACATTTAGCATAAAATGCATTATTCGCGAATGTCAATGTAATATCCTTACCTTGTCCAGACGTTAAAGTGAATGCATTTGAATATTTTTTGTCAGCCACACCATCAGAGTTTGTGATGACACCACCATTCACATGAAGTGATGTATTCGCTGTAGCACCATCAAGACCGATGGCGACCTCATTACCGAGATCAATCGCACCTTGTACCGTGAGGTTATTCCTCACCGTTAGGTTACTTTTTATCATCGTTTCAGTTGAACTGGGTTCTATGAAGACATTACCGAGAGTGTCCCCGTAAATATTGGAGACACCCCCAGTGGTCTTGAACTCTATAATGGCATTACTCGAAGAGTCCTCCACTCGTGCCACACCATCATACACATGGAATTGGGTCATTGGGTTTTCTGTACCTACACCAACGTTACTCGTATGAACAATGTGAAGTCCATCAGCTTCGACACTATTGTCGGTCGCACCAATCGTAATACCAGAAGTTGTGTGTGTCGAGTTTCTGAAGCCTCTCACGTAACCACCGTAGTTATCGGTTGTGTAGAGAAGTATACCAGTCTTTTTGTTTGTCCCAGGACTCTCGAGCTTGAGCATGTCCAGATCAGTCGTTATGGGATCATAAAGGTGAACATTTGACACCGGAGACTCTGTACCTATACCAAGACGACCGGATTCATCGAACCGTGCGAATTCTACATCAGATGCCACACCAACCTTGTGTGTAAAAGTTAGAGGACGCTTAGCACCACCATCAGAAATATTACGAATGATGTTCACCGATGGATCATCTGAAGTTGTCAAGAAAGCTAAACCTGTAATGATAAACGAACCACCCGCGGCGAACTCAATGTCACCATTCACCTTTAGTTTCGTCGCAACACTACTCACAGTTGCATCCGTACCACCTACGACAACGACACCACTCGGAGCAATAGACATTGCGAGGTTTGTATCTACTACACTATCAGGGTCGACGACGACGTTAGAGGATGTAAATGTTTTGAAAAGATGTTGTGGTGCGAGGTAGTAGATGCGATCGGGACCTTCTTGTGCGTCACCGCCACCATCATTACCTTTGAAAATGAGAAGTTCTGTCTTTCTAAAAGTTGGGTCATACACTCGTTCCTGTAAGTAGCAGTTACCAAAGATGTCATTCTCCAAACCACCAAACGTTATTTTTTCTCCGACAACGACATTTCCATTCACCTCTAACCTTTCGCGAGGTGCATCTGTAGCTATGCCGATGTTTCGTGATGTACCCTCTATGAATAAAGCGGTCGCGGTTGGTTCAGAAACTTTTTCATAGTCCTCCGTAATCCTGAAATCACTAGATGCACCTGTAACACCCACAGACCATCCAGTTAGAGCTGTATCGTTATCACTCTGGACATACGAAGTAAAGGCGTTACCACTGGCTACGTCCGTTTGCATGGCTACGATGGCATCACCAGACGATTCGTGGTTATGTACCAAAATACCATTACCTGCTCCTTCATCACCAACAGGATTTCCTATACCGGTAGCATATACTTCGAGGTGTGCAGATGGTTGAGTCGTACCGATACCCACACGTCCATCTGCGCGTAAAGTTAGAACCTCTGTTCCATCTGTGTAGCGGTCATCTGCGAGGTAGATATCAAGTTTGGATTTGGATTTTCCAACTGTGTTATCATATTTTCCCATCTTGAACGTGGCTCGCACACCATCACGATCCGCATTACCCTCACGGCTGAGATGCATCACATCAGCAACATCAGTACTTCCACCAACAATAGCCGTGACGTTAGAGACTGTCAAGGGAGCTGAACGGTGGTTAAATGCGTTTCGGTATTGAATTGGTGTGTTGATAAAAACGGAGCCACCCGAAGTGTGAAGACGACTTTGGGGTGTCGCAGTGCCCACACCAACATTACTCGATTCAAGGATAGTCATCTTTGGGGCTCCCATCACATTCGAGGTGCTCGCGTAAAAGTTAAGACCCTTCCCACTTTTGACGATGTTCTCCACTTTATTCTCACCAGTGACAGGGTTAGAATAGATGCGCATCGATGTATTCCCACTGATTCCACCCCAAACATTTCCATACACTGTGGCATTACTCCCCAATACGTGAACATTTCCAGAGACGGTGAGTGACTCGGTCGGTACAGTTGTCGCTATACCAACTTTTCCGTTAGATGCAATACGTATGCGTTCTGCATTTTTTGTTTTGAATCGAATGTTTTGGTTAGAACTCGAAGTGCTCGCACCGTAAACCTCGATGGAGCTTACGTTGGAAGCAGTTGGACCGGATTTAAGAGTGAGTACATTTGAAGTACTGTCTCCACCATATCTATCTGCATGAAGTGTGACACTCGACGCCGATGAAACGACATCTGTCACAAGATTTGTCGTCGCCACGTTTCCGAGAACCGTGAGGACGTTCTCTGCGTTAATGTTCGCAAAGATCTTAGCACCTATCGAGAGTGTATCCGTTGGTGTTAGATTCGATATACCTGACGGCGCCGTTCCGGTCGTACGCAAAGCATTCATTTGCACATTACTATTGATGATCACAGGTGCTTCGGCTCCGGGGCTCATCGTCAGTAAACCACCGACTTGTAAACCACCGGGACCTACAAGAAGACGTTGTGTATAGACATTACCACTCGAATGGAATACATTCGAACCAGTATCTTCCAAGAATACATTCGATCCCACATCGATCGTGTGTACGGGATTTATATTCGAAAAACCAACATTTCCATCGGTGTACAACTGACCATACACGTGAAGGTTCACGGTGTTTGAGTCAAAGGTGATCAATGTATCTTCAGGTCCAATAAAGGAGCGTGTCAATACAAATTCATTCTCAGACATGTCGTAGCCAAAGACTAGATTCGCTTCATTTACATCTTCAGACATAATCAGAGCTGTATCGAACGTGCCCGCACCATTGTTTTTACCCATGAGAATCACAGGATCTTGGACGACAAGGTTTTGTACGGTTTGATAAATCGTCGTATCAGTGACAAAAACATTACCAAAGACATTCATATCACCGTATAATTTAAACTTACCATTCTCGACTATCACGTCACCATTTTTGAAAACAGCGACATTTGATCCGACATTTGTAGATGTACCAACTGAAAGTTTTGTATTTACATTCACATTGGTTGCTACCATATCACCACTCACTGTCAAGACATTCGACCCAATACTATCCACCTTAAATTTCTGGTTAGTGGTTTGTAAGATGTTTGAGGCGATCACATTTGTCGTGGCTAAATTACCTCGAACAGTCATCAAGTTTGTAGCATTTCTGTTAATCACGACATTGCTGGTACCAACCTGAAAATCGTTCACGGGGATTGCACCTACACCAATTTGTGTACTTGTCAAACGAACGACATTACTGAGCCCAGTCACCTTAAAATCCGTTTGATTGGCTGTAATCTTACCAGGTATAGTAAGAATTTTGGTTTCAATACTATTCGATGCAGTAAGGTCATCGACTTCAATCTCTGAAGTGATAATACTTCTGACAGATGTCAAGACGTCTTGCTCTACTGGGTCTGCATCAAGACTCGACACAAAAATTTGGTCGAAACGAACTGTTCTACCCATATACTTTAGTTACCGAATAAAATTCCAGCTAATCCATCCTTGATTCTGAGAACATTATAGTTCACAGCGTATACGAAAATGGGTTGGTTGTCGGGTCTATTGAGACCCTTCTCTACACCACGTAAAACAAGTTTCGCGTTATCCAGACGACTGAAATTACAGCTTCCAGATGGATTATACTCAGAAGCATTCATACAGAAATGGTAGCCGAAATAGCGGGTATAAAGAAGCACCTCAGTTTCTGGAACATATTCACTCGTACCATAGGAAGACTTGTAATAGTTTTGAACTGTGTGGAAATAAAGTGGTGTCATATTCTCGAGTAAGGGTGTACCGTTGATTTGGATGTCAGCGTTCAGAAACGTGAAACGATCATTCGCAAAATCATCACTAAGAGCACCGAAACCCCAGAACAAGGACTTGACTGGATGATTAAAGCTCGAGATGTCTATGACGTTGTACCCACCACCCTGAGTGTTATCTGATACAGTCACCAGTTCATTCTCAATTTTTTGGGTTTGTGTGATTATAAAATCGATACTGCGTTTTGTGAGAGATTCTCGCTCTTCCTTATCAAGGTAAATATAGTTTCCATACACTTTAGCCTGTTTATCCACTTCTTGTATAGATGCGGAGTTTGCTTCATCAAAGTCAATCCTGATTTCGACTTGATGATTTTGGAGGGCGACAAGGGGTAAGAATGCCTTGTGGTCACAGAAAAAGAAGTGAAGTGGCACGAAGGCTCTGTTCGCGGTCGAAGTCTTGTTATTGAGTTCTTGAGATTTATTCTGTGTATCCGCCATATAATTCGCCCAGATGTCACTATAGTAATCATAATGTTGAGAGTCAACCTTTTGACCACCTATAAAGAGATTTATGGTGGAGTTGTAAAAAAGGTTTGAAGATATATTGGCATCTCTAGAAGTTGCTTCAAACCATAAACCATTAATCACATCACCCAACACAGGGATAGTTATGGAAGTATCCATGGAACTGATGGTTTTGATAAATTTAGGAGCTTGTGAAAAGTTTGTATGCCGAGCAAACTTCATACGGAAAAAAGAATGTCCCTCTTCACTTGTGAGGTACAGATCTTGAACACCTTTAGACACGAGCTGTATTAATGCACCAGACATTTAATAGATGTTCAGATTATAAAAACAGACACTTTCCCTGAGGGAACTCACTCTTTTTTTCGTCCATAGACTTCCCATGAATCTTAAACCCACCTTGTCTGTATATTTTTGCCCGTTTGTAATACATCGCTGTAAACACTGACCAAGGGTCGTGTACATCGTAGATATGAGGTTCGTTTTTCTTACCTTTCGTTTCTCTCATGATGCGACCAATACTTTGAGTGATGTCCGATTTTGGACTCGCGAGGATCACTGTATCGAGGGTTGGAATGTCCAGGCCTTCATGGGCTTGACTGAAGGTGGCGAAGATGATTTTCTTCTTGGAAGATTCTTGGAGAGCAGCCTCTTTCATTCCACCCATGTAAAGACCAGATGTCTTAGGGAAACACTGGTGGAGGAGTTCACAATGTTGACGACGATCACTGAGGACTAAGAGTTGTCTCGTTCCAGCTGAAGCCTTCTTTACGAGTTCGACGAGCATTTTGTTTCTTTGGCGGTCCTCGACGAGTTCTGTAATCATGTTGGGCATTGAAATCTTTCCATTCCTCATAGAAGGTGGTGGGTTTCGATAGTTGGGTGAATCAAAAGTTACTGGAAATACTTCAACTTGTCCCTGATTCTTTCTCTCAACTGCGAAGAATGTTGGACCCATAAACCAATGGAGCACCTTCGTGAGACCATCTTTCCTTTCAGGAGTTGCCGAAAGTCCAAAGATGTGCCGAGGACATAACTTGAAGAGACTCTGACTGAACACCTTCGCACAGATGTGATGGGCCTCATCAACAATTAGGGTTCCGACACTTTCAAAATCTGTAAAACTGTATTCCTTCAGAGAGAGTGACTGAAGCATCGCGATGACAAAGTCACAATTGACCTCTTTTTTGTTTTGTTGCACAACACCGATTGTGGCACCTGGGCAAAATTGTTGTATCCGCTCACGCCACTGATCTGCCAGAAACTGTTTGTGTACGACAATCATCGTCCTGTATCCCAACTTACAAGCTATGGCCAGGGAAACCGTCGTCTTGCCGTAGCCACATGGTAGAGAAAGGATGCCATGACCTGCTTTGATTGCTGCTGCCATTGCTTCATTCTGATGGGTGGCATCTCTGAGCTGTCCAGCGAATTTGGTTTTGATTCGAGCGGGTTCAGGTCTTCTATCTTCCCTAGGCTCTCCAAGTTTAGAAGTTCCGTAGAATCTTGGAACACAGACTCCATTCTTAGTTGGTCTGAAAACTTTGAAAGGTGGTGGAGGAAATCCATAATCGCCATTGACCACAGGTCTTACCGTTAATTCTTTTTTAATTTCTTGGATTGGACCCTCACCTACGAGGTACCCAGTCCTAGTGAGTGTAGTCATACTTAAATAACGTGTACAAACTTTAATTGGCTGAGTATCCATGAGAATCCAGAATAATTTCCAACATTCCAAACACCCTTGAAGTCCACCACAACTTCCGCTTCATCCCCTTTTATAAGAGACTGCACAGGTTTTCCTTTGACCTCACACATCACTCTCCTATAACGAAATGGAACTTTTACAGTAAGGATGTTACCATCGAGGGGGTTGTCCACATTTTGATTCTTGATTAGATATTGCTTCAATGTATGCGTTCGTTCTATAATTTCCGAGACCTTGGCAGGAATTATAAAACGGATATACTTTTTATCGTTGAAATCGTAGATAGGTTCATGGACTTTCGCCATAAACTTCATTGATTCCTATTACGATAGACTAAGACTAAAACTATAAGTAAGACGATGGTGATCAATATCACTTGGGAGAGAAGTATGGGTCGAAGAGGTTCCCGTGTTCCAAAGCATTCATGACTGAGGGTCCTAGAAACCTCTATGCCCGCCTCTATACTTGAGTATGGTGTATGCCTATGAGACATCATACCACACATGGCCACCTTGGAACACTTTCCGAAAAAGGGGAGTTGTCCGTGGAGGCTGAGAACACCCGAGGATTGAGAGAACTCCCACTTCTCTCCATTCCACTCTGCACCCCAACCTATGCGTATTTCGTTGGGTTCGGGAACACCCAGCTGCTTCACAACTTCAGTCTTTAGCGTTTCTGGATCCGTGGAAATGATTTCATCGGTAAGATGACAGATGACACAAGAAATTGTTTTCGTTCCACACAAAAGTTTAGGTTGGAGATTCCACCTAGTGGTTGCAGCGACTTCGAGGTCTGATTTGATTTTTGGAACCTTTTCGTAATCCAGAAGAACATTGATTGCTCCGTAAGTACTATCTCGTACATTCTTAATCAGGTCAGGTCCCCAGTTGTCTCCCATCAACTTGAAAGCTGGGCTATTGTCGAGACAAAGGAAAAGCATACCATCATCAATCACAGTTCCATTGGAAAATGATGCACTAAAACTATCTTCACCGTAGTCAATCCCATTCAACTCCGTCCCGAAAACAAAATTCACGCCTGCTTCGAGAAGTTCCTTTTCCATCGCATCACACATGACTTTTCCAGAAACCCTCTGTGTACAGGGTTGTGAGAGTGCCACATGATTCAAATTCTGTACAAATTCATACGCGGTCATTACATCCCAGGTCACACCATCCATAATAAGTGGAAGGTGTTCAATACACGCTCGTCCACTTTCAGATAGAGATCCTACAGCATCTTTGACTGAAATAGTTTTGTATTTTTCACCTTGTGTAAGCACTTTTGAGAAAAATGAAATGAGTACACCATAGTCTATTGGTTTGAGTGAACGGAAAACAAACTTCATATGGTCACCATTATCTATGGGTCGAAACATTTCGTCCCATGAAATACCCATCTCACTGAAAAGTGATTGTGTGTTAATAAACGCGCGATCGAAAACAATTCGGTGGGCGTGAAGGTCACGAGTCTCTACATCGGGTTCCCACCAAGAACCACCTGCTGAGAGTTTTCGGTCATAAATTGTAACATCGTGTTCACCTGTCTGGATAATTTCCCACGCGAGCGACATACCTGTTGGACCAGCACCAACTATATGAATCTTCATTCTACTTTTATCTGACAAATTAAATTAGCCCAGTCTTCTTACGCTCCTCGGGAGTTTTGAGAGCATATAGGAGACCCAGGAAAATTAGTGTAGAAAAGAGTGCGTACTCAATGTCCTTCGTGGCACTGAAGGCGATGAGCATCAGAGATCCAAAACGAAACGCTTTGTTATCGAAAAGAGCTCGGAGTCTCTCTGGAATCTGTATAGCGTTACCAGAGAATAGACCCTGATACAATATGATAAGGGAGAATATAATGGGCTGTGTCTTGACTAACATTTCCACAGGTCCTGTGACAGGGTTAAATACATTTGCAAGCTTTGTCATTTATATAAATTAAGAAAATAAAAAACATTTGTAGAAAGTAGAATGTTATGCGTTGCTCAACAAGTGTCAGTGAGTGTCCCTAACAGAAAGTTCAAAACGTGGAAGTTTGCTGGTAAGTTTTTATGGAAGAACGCCACTGTACAGAATAAATCGGAACTTGGTCGATGGACAAAGGGGGAACTCCTCGAACTTGGTCCAACATTTGTAAAATTAGGTCAAATCGCTTCGACGAGAGGGGATCTCTATCCACCAGAATTTACAAAAGAGTTGGAATCATTACAAGATGAAGTCCCTCCCGTGGAATTCGATACCATTGTAGATTATGATATTTTCAAAGAATTTGACCCTGTACCATTTAAATCTGCGAGTATCGGCCAGGTCCATATGGCCGTACTCCAAAACGGTCAAAAAGTTGTTGTAAAATTAAAACGCCCAGGTATCCTGGATATTATGAAAGAGGATACAGACAACATACGAGGTATCGTGCAGGTACTGGAACAAGTTGGTATCGATACAGGAAATAGTTCTGGGTCGGTCCTAGATGAGTCTATAGAGTATCTCCTAGGAGAGGCGGATTACAGACAAGAGATCGACAATGCCATAAAGTTTCGAAAAAGTATGAAAGAGGTTGACTGGGTAAAGGTTCCGAGAGTCTACAAAAAGTATTCAAATGATGAGATGATTGTCATGGAATATGTACCCTCAGTGAAATTGACTGAGATTACAGACAAGAAGGTGAACAAGAAGAAGATATGTGAAGCCCTTATAAATGCGTATGTTATTCAAACTATGGATAACGGTCTCTTCCACGCCGACCCACACCCTGGAAACCTGGGATTCTCACCCAATGGGAAGCTTGTATTTTATGATTTTGGGCTACTCGTACCACTCTCTGAAGAATTGAGAGATGGATTCACAAAACTCTTTGGGTTTATCATCATGCGAGACACCGCCGGTATAGTCGATACCCTAGTCAAGTTGGGTGTGATCGTTCCGACTTCCTCTGATGTTTCAGATATTGAACTCTTCTTCGAAACTATCTTAGGGTATCTGGAAACCCTGGACGGTTCTGGAATCGTGAATGATGATCTCGCTGCACAACTCGCTGTCGAGAAACCGTTCGTCGTTCCCAGTAGTTTTGTGTACCTCGCCAAAGCCTTTTCGACGATCGAAGGTATTTGTCTCAAACTGGATCCAGAGTTCAACTACTTCACCTATCTGGAACCTCTCATCCAACAACAGATCATAGAGTCTGTGGATGTTGGAGACATATTCATGAAGACGACAGAGATACCTGGTACCATTGGTAAAATTAACACTGCTGTCTCAGGTCTTCAAAAGTCAAGGGGGTCTATGAAACGTACGATGGTCAAAACACAACAGGAAATTAGACTCGTCCAATACAGCGTGGTGTGCGCTCTATTGGCTGAGAAGTTTGGGGACAATCCACCCCTCGCGATGTTTTTTGTTTTCTGTACCCTGTGGTTTACTTTTCATAAAAGTCGATAGACTTCTTACCACTCTTCTTGGGCTTGTCATCCTTCTTGACCAACTTGTTATGCTCCTCGAAGTACCCCTTCAGACGACGCTGTTCATCACGGAAAATATCAGAGAACTTCTCTTTGATCTTCTCCACGTCAGTGTCACGCTCCTTCTGGATCTTCTTACTCAACCTCTTGAACCCCTTGTTCCTCTTCTCGGCAGCGAATACGGTCATCGTGTTTGTAATGGCAAGCATTTACTTTGTGTCGACATTTAATTTTAAGTGGTTGTTTGAACTTTCAAGTTCAAACGCCTCAACTTTTCCTGAAACTCGCGACGCTCTCCCGGTGACTCAATCTCTTTTCCAGTGGCGAGTGCTTCAATCTCTGGACCCGTGAGCTGCATCGCATTCACCCTGAAGTCCATGAACGCCTCCATCGTGATGGGGACAAGGGGCTTCACTAAGTCGAAGATGGCTGTGGCATAGTCCCGAATTTCCTGTTGGGCATGGGCATCCATGCGGAGGTGGAGGTAG